GAAAAAGAGAAATCAATTAAATCTTTTGAAACACCTAAAGAATTAGATCAACCTTGTAGTGATATAGCATCTAAAATTGAAAAATCTGATAATATGGAAACCCCTAAACCTGAGTAATTATTATATAAATTTTAATTTATTTTTTTATTAATTAAAAAAAGATATTTATTATAAAATATTATTAAAAAATAGGTTTATGTTTTGGGAATGGGGGATTATGGGGATTATATTAATACTTAATCCTTATTTATTCTCTATAATCCCCATATTAAAATATGATGTATTATAAATAAATAGAAATTAATTAATTAATTAATATATTTATATAAAATATATATTTTAATATTATATAAAATGGGTAAAGGTAAATATATAAAATCAAAAAAACCAAAAAGAGATTATCTTCGTACATATATTCTTATTCCATATGGTATATTAAAATTATATCGTAGAAGAGGACATTACGAAATAGAATCACAAGATTTATGTCCTAGATGTGGTTTATTAATAACTAGTAGTGCTGAAGTATTAAGATTTCATAAAGATTTAAAAGGATTATATACAGAAATAGGACATACTATAGATGTATTAAAGATAAAACCTGAAGAAGAACAAGCTGCACCTACTTTAGATGATGAATTACCTTGTATTGATACGCAAATTGATGTTGATATTAATATAGATAAACAATAAATAATATAACATTAACTATAAAAAACATTATACAAACTAAAATTAATATTGTTTATGATAAATTATTTGTTTAATTTATGATAAACATTTTGTGTATAGGTATACATAAAATGTTGATTAAAAAATAATTTTTTATAATGAATCTAGGGATTATAAAATCTTAATCTCCATATTTAAATTATAAGATATATGTATTTTTTCTTGATTTTAATAATATTATTAAAAACCGTATCTTTTTAATTATTATAATTTAATAATATTATTAAAATATCTTTTTGGAAAAAATACATATGGGGATTGATGTTTTTAAGTAAACAAATTATTTTTAATAAGAATATATAATCCCCACCTTTATATTATTATATTATTATATTTGGTATCTTTTAATTTCTATGTTTTTTTAATTATTTTTCATAGTTTAATTTCTATTTTTTTATTATATGATATAAAAAGTGTTTAATTTTTTTAATTTCAATTTAAGAGAATGAACCCAACATTTAAGAAATTTTTTAAACCACAAAATGATGAAAATGCTAAATTTAGTGGTAAAAAAAGATTTAGTGAACCATATCCAGCATCAGAAGTATTAAAGGAAGTGAAGTTAATGGGATCACATAATGTAAAAGCACAAGTTTTAAAAAACAAATTAGGTGTATATATTGATTTAAGGGCTTATACTGAAAGTAGTATCCCAACTAAAAAAGGAATTCGTATTAGATTACGTAATTTTAATAAAATGTTAGCTGAAATGGGTGATGATTTAATAGAATTTGCAAAACAGGATAATGTTAAATAAAAATAAATAAATAATTATTAATTTTTATTATTTAATTATAAAAAATTTCTATATAATTTTTCATTATTTTTTTTATAGATTTTGAATGAAAATCAAAATTTCATGAATAACTATACATGAAATTTCAAAAATTTTAGGGTATTCAGAAAATGTCTATATTTTTATTTCATATTAATATACTTTTACTTAATTTTATTTTCTATAGGATTTAATTTTAAAACAAAAGTACTTTAATACGAAGCAAAAAAATTTCATGAAAAAAATTTTCAAAATTTTTGAAATTTTTTGAAAAAATTTTTCATTGTAAATTTTTTATAGAAATTTTATTATATATTTTTTTTAGAAATTTCTAGAACACGATTTTCATTTTTCATTCAAAATGAATAGAAAAATTTTTTAGCCCCCTGTGGTGGACATGCTCTAAGTATTACCCACCACAGGGGGTCAAAAAATTTTTCTGCATTTTTAAAAAAATGTGATGTAAAATGTAAAAAAATGAAAAAAATGAAATAAAAAGTATAATGAGTAAATTCAAAAAAAATCACTGACCCTATAAACATTAGTTAGGCCCAGGGGGGGTAGGTCAAAGGGTTTTTGTGTTATTTAATATATATTTGATTATATTTTTGAATAATATAATAGGTAAATATATATTATTTTATATACAATTTTTTAATAGTTTTTTGTATTTATATAGTTGAAAAAAAATAGAAATTAATTGAAAATTAGTTTATTAAAAATAAAATATTTAATATAAAATTAAAAATATATTTATATAAAACTATGGAGCATAAAAAAAATACTCAAACGAGAAAATCATCATCATTTTTAATAACATTAAATCAAATAGAAAAATTTGAAGAATTAAAAGATTATTTATTAACGCTCCATAGTTTAACATATGCTATTGCAGGTAAAGAAAAAGCACCTAGTACAGGACATTTACATATACATATATTTATACAATTAAAACAACATATACGTTTGAGTATTAAAAAATTGAAAGGTGCTCATGTTGATAAATGTTTTGGTGATACTAATCAAAATATAAATTATGTTAAAAAAGGAGGTGATATAATATGGGAATATGGTAATGTTAGAATAAAAGGTTTTTTAACAATTGATGATATACAAAAAATGTCTAATAAAGAAAGAAAATCTTTACCTGCACATTATTATAATATAGTAGAAAAAATATCTACTAATGAAGATTGTTTATTAGAAGTTAAAAATACTTATAAACATGTTAAAGTATATTATATATCCGGTAGAAGTGGTATAGGTAAAACAAGATTTGCTCATTATCTTATAGGTGAAGAAAAATATAATATAGTTAAATTTGAAAATGGTTTTTGGATGGGTTTTAGTAATAAAGTTAGAATAGCATTATATGATGATTGGAGAGATACACATATGACAGCATCAGAATTTTTACATTTTATAGATTATAATAAACAAGTAATGAATGTAAAAGGTGGTTATATGTTAAATAAATATACTATAATAATAATAACATCTATAGTACCATTAAAAAATATATATCAAGATGCATCATGTGAAGATAGAGTACAATGGACTAGAAGAATAAAAGAAATATATATGTCTGAAGTATATAATGATGATCGAGAAAAATGGTTAAAATTTCTATGTATAGTTATAATTAAATATATAAAAAGATATATAATTAAAATTATTAAATATTATAAAACATAATTAAAAATTAACTATTATTATTATTTTTTTTAAATATATGTATATATTTCAAATATATTTATTTTTTTTCATTTAAAATTAGTAATAATATGGATATAAATAAAAAAATAAAAGATATATTAATTGATTATGATATAGGTAAATTAAAATTATATGATATAAAAAATATTATAAATAAATTATATAATAATTATAAAAATAATGGTTATGAATATTTAAATTCATTATTATATCCCGAAAAATATAATGGTATTAGATTACCTACAGAAAAACCTATACCTACATGTACATTTCAATTAAAATCTCAAGTAATAATTAAACCAAATGATAAAGGTTGTTTTGTTGTTTGTATAAATCCATATTTTCTTGCGGATGAAAGTTTTGAATATGTAACAAGTGTATCAGGATTAAACACCTATGTTTCCGGAGGAAACACTTATAATTATTATTATAGATTTTATGCAACAAATGTATCTACATTTGCTTGTAATGTGCGTGGGGAATTAGATGGTATAACTCCTTTACCTAGAGATTTAGACCCAAATCTTCTTGTACAACATTTACGTATATGGAATATGAAAGATATCGGACAAATTTTACCGACAAATATATATGATCAATATAGACTTGTATCAGCTTCATTAAATGTTAGATATATAGGCCCTTTGGAGGAAGCAAAAGGAATTATAGGAGGATCTATTTTATATGATCAACATAATTCGCCTTGTTTTGAAGAATATGTTGATTCCGGTTTAGGTGCTATGCCACCATATAATCCTCCTCCACCAGGAACTGAAGGTAATCCAGATGCTACTTTTTATCCAGATTATGAGAATTTTGATAATTTAAGAAATGCATTTTATCATAATGAAAGTTATTGTCTTGAAGGTTTACGTATGTTATATTTTCCATTAGATAATAGTTTTGAAGAATTTGTTAAAATATTTAATGGTAAACATGTTGCTCTTGAAAGACTTTATCGAGAATTTTCAGGTTATGCAAAATGGAAAATACCAGAAGATTATTATAAAAGTGGTTTTAATTGGGTTATATACGGTCAAGGATTACCTTCTTTAAATTGTATTAGATTTGAATTATGTTGTAATTTTGAATGTATACCAAATGCTAAATTTTTAAATTATTGTCCTTTAGAAGTTAGACCATATATGCTTAATAATTATAAAAAAAAAGAAATATATGATGAAGTAAAAAAATATGCTATACAAAAATTAAATAAATAAATATTTTTATTAATATTAAATTATATTTTTTAATTTTATATAAAATGAATGATATTAATAAAAAAATAAAACAATTATTAAAAGATTATTTATTTAATAAATTAAATTTAGAAAAATTAAATATAGAAATAAATAAATTATGTAATATAAAAGATAATAAAAATTATGAATATTTAAATGCATTATTATATCCTGAAAAATATAAAGGTTGTCGTATACCTAATTCATTATCTATTAAATCATTTACATTTCAATTAAAAGGTAAATTATCTATTAATACACGTGTTTTTGATTCATTTTTAATACGTATAAATCCATATTTCTTATGTAATACTAATTGTTATAATGGTAACATGCCTATAAAATATAATTATAAAAGTGGTAATAATACTATATATAATCTTATTAATCCATATTGCTCATTAAGTACATTTCAAATATTTAGTACTGCTTTAAATGATTATTCAGGTGTTGATAGATCACAATTATTATGGTATCCATTAGAAAATTATATTGATATTATTAATGCTACTTTATTTTCATACGAATATGAAAGCGGTATACAAACAATACCAATTAATACATATAATCAATATAGATTAGTATCTGGTTGTATAAATTGTAAATATATAGGTCCTATAGATAAAGCATCTGGTATATTAGGTGGTTCTATATTTTTAAAACAAATAAATGGATTATCGTGTATGGGATCATTTTTGTCTGATACTAATAAAGAACCTATATATAAACCTGGATCTGCTACACCTAGATTTAAATTAGGTCCATTTGTAAAGGAAGACGAAGTAAAATTAGATTATATAAGAGATTGTATATACCATGAAGAACATAATATATTAGAAGGTATACGTATGTTATATTTTCCACCCGATAATAGTTATAATGAATTTATTAGAATATATGATGGTAATCCATATACAGGAAATTTAATTAGTTTAGGTAATAATACATATGATAAGTATTATGATATTGAAAATATTGATTATTATAAAAATGGTTTTTGGTGGTATCTTTATGGATTTAATTTACCTAAAAATATAGATAATTGTTGTATGATAGAATATTGTTTTAATTTTGAATGTTTACCTAGTAATGAAATGTTAAATTATTGTAATATGAATTTAGATAATAATAATTATATAATTAATGAAATAGAATTAGCTAATATTTATAATCAAGTTAAAGAAAAATGTATACAAAAAATAAATATTAAAATTTAAATAATTTTAATTATATTATTATAAAAAATTAATTAATTATTTTTTAAAAAGATATATATTATAAAATTTAATTTTTTTATTTTAAATAAAAATGATAAGTATGAATAGAGGAACTGGAATTAAAAAAACTGCAGATGAATATTATAAAAATGAAAATCCAGATGATATAAAAAATTTTGATAATCAAGATATATTATTTATATCTAAATTAGGAAATTTAAGAAATTTATTATCTAGTGATAAAATTAATCTTAGATCAGTTAAACAACAAATAAATGATATATCTAATTTCGATAAAACACAAAATTTTGATTATTTAAACAATATGTTATGTCCTGAAAAAGCTAGAGGTTGTAAAATACCATCACAAGTACCTGTACCATCATGTTCATTTCAATTACATAATTGTGTAACTGTATCTACTAATTCATCTGGTAATTGTGCATTTTTATTAAATCCATTCTTTTTAGCATCCGATGATGTTATTGGATATGATTTATCGCAAGTGGGTGGTGGTAATTTTTTTGTACATAAATTTTTAACATCATTATGGGTTAATAATAATGATTCTTTAAGTGGTACAGCACCAGATACAAATTGGACACCAGTTGATATAGGACAAACATTACCAGCAGTATATGATCAATATAGATTAGTATCAGCATGCGTGGTAGTAAAATATATTGGACGTTTAGATATAGCTTCAGGTGTATTAGGTGGTGCTATAATATATGATGAATCAGATACTTTAGGTGGTCAGGTACAAGCAAAATCTGGTACAAATCCTTATAATCCCAGTGGAGCTGGAGTTAATTCATTGGCACCCGATTTAGCAAAATTTGGTAATTTTGATTTAGCAATGGATAGTTTTTATCATCAAGAAAATTTATGTATTGAGGGTTCTAGAATGTTATATTTTCCACTTGACAATAGTTTTGAAGAATATGTTAAAATATGTGATAATACTACTATAGCTGATTATACATCAGGTTCATCCGTTGTATTTAATATGCCTCAAGATTATTATAAAGCTGGTTTTAATTGGTTCTTTTATAGTTTAGGTGCACCACCATCATCTAATTGTTTCAAAGTAGATATATATTGTAATTTTGAATGTCTTCCTAATGCTAAATATCTTAATTATATGCCTATAACATTAAATCCATATATTATATCAACTGAAGAAAAAAAAAGAATGAATTTATTAGTACAATCTAAACCTGTATTAAAATCTAATGAAAATAATAGTGATGGTTCACAAATACCTAGTATATTTAATAAAATGATAAAAAAATTTGATAATGGTTTACCAGGGTTTGAAAAATTACGATCTTATGGTATTATGGCTGGTATACCTTCATTAAAACCTGGTTTAAGTTTAGCTGGTGCTATGATAAATACAGAAGCTATGGATTATGAATAATTAAATAATTAAATAAATAAAAAAAAAGATATTAATTATAAATTAAAAAAAAAACTAATTATAAAAAAATATTATTAATTTTTAAAAAGGATATATATTATAATTTTTTATTTTTTTATTTTAAATAAAATAATGCAACCTGCTGTAGAAGAATCTATTTTTTCAAAAGATGATAAATCACAAAATATTATATCAAATGAAATTCCAAATGATCCTAATAAAAAAGTATCTAAAAAATTAGGTAAATATGGTCCTGAATTAGTTAATTTTAATAATGCATTATCTAAAATTGAATATTTATCATATAATGCTAATGAAAGAAAATCACAAAAATCGGAAAGTACTAAAATTAGAGGTTATTTAACATATATATATAAAAAAGGTATACAAGATAATACTGAAGCTATTAGAACATATTTAAGTAAAGCCATTACAGGTAATGGTAAAGAAAATAGATTAGAAAAAGCATCTGAAATAGTTAGAGCTATTATACAATGTCGTGAAAAAGGTAAAAGATTAATACTTAATAATGATTTATTTAAAAGAAAATTACAAGTACATGTATTAGGTAGTAAATTAAAAACTAAATGTATATCTAATGATTATTTATATTTATTAATGACATGTTCACAAATATTAAATACATTAAATTCATCTAGTGAATTATTATCAAAATGTACATTAAAAAGTGTAAAATTAACATCAGCTAATTTTAGAAGTAATATGGATACTATTAAAGGTTATATACAAGATTATGATCCACGTTTTTCAATTACATGTGTTAAAGATACTGCATCTGAAACTATAGCTAGTATAATACAAAATAATTTAAATTATGGTACATTTACATATAATGATAATGATTTTAAATATTATGGTAATTCTAATATATGTATAGTAGCATTAAATGAAGTAAATCAAGAAGGTATTGTTAAAACATTTGAAGATACTAAATATTTTATAGGTGATAATAAATTTAATGAAGGTGAAAAAAAAGTACCATTAAATGATAGTGTACATTTTTTTGATATGAATATATTACCTGAAGATTTTTGTCCTAGTTATTGGATATCACCTAGTAAAGAAATAGAAATAAATTTTTATTATACATTAGAATATGATTATACATCATTATTTGAAACATTAGATAAAAAAGATAATATAAAATTTCCAGCAGATTTATGTTATTGGGATACTATAACACAATTTTTTGATTTTATAGGTGTATTAGCATTAACATCCAAAAATTTAATACAACAAAATAAAGAATTTTTAGCTAGTTTGGTAGATGAATATTTCGCATTAAAACCATATATACGTAAATGGAAAGAAAATCAATTATTATTACAACGTATATGTCATGATTTTTGTTCATTTTTTTTAAGTAATAGTGAATTAATTAGATTTCAGAGATTATATGAAAAATCATCTAAATATAGAAAAACATATAAATCATTAATAAATAATACTACATTATATCAAGCTATGTTAGCATTATTTAAAAAAATACCATGTGCAGAAATGATAAATAAACAATTAAATGATAATATATATGAATTAGGTAAAAGAATTAGAGATTTATTAGGACCATTTGTAAAAGGTAAAAGATCATTAAATTTTGGTGTAGATGTAAGAAAATTGTTATCAGATATACAAGCATTATTACCAACTGCAACAGATAATTATACATTTCCATTTATTATAGCTGAAGGTTCATTAAATGGTAGTGAAATAGAAGTAGATGTAGTACAAGGTTTAATTAGTAATATAGAACAAAAACAAAATAATGAAAAAGAAAAATTAGCTGCATTAGAACAATCATTTAATATAAGTTTTAATGATATGTTAAGTCAAACTAGAGATTATATTAAAGCATATATTAAAGAAAAAACAAAAGATTTAAAAATACCTGATTATATGGATTTAACTGAATTAAGAGATAGAATAATATTAGCAGCTATGGATAAAGTTAATAATAAAGATTTTTATACAGAATTACCTAAATATGTTAATGAATATGCAAAGGATATTAAAAATTTTACTATAAATAAAAGAACAAGAAATAAATATTTGGAAAATATAATTAAAACATTTTTAAATCAAAATATTAAAAATTTAGGTAGAGAATATGAAATAAAAGATGATGAGAAAAAATATATAGTTATATTACCTACATATAAAAAAGATGGTGGTTTAGGTGATGAAGATGAAGATGATGAAGATGATGAAGAAAATGATGAAGAAAAAGGTGAAGAATCCGATTCAAATGAAGATAAACCCGAAGATTTAACAAAATATCCTAATATAGTTAGAAATAAAAAAGGTGGATTTGTTAAAGCTACATCACAAATATTAGGTAAAAAAACTAAAGGAACTAAATCAAAAGTAAGTAAAGGCAAAAGAAAAAAAAGAGGTGTTGGTTATATAAGAGCTAAAAATGAAATAAAATAATTTAAATATAAATATATTTTAAAATAAAAAATTTATTATAATTAAAAAATTTATTATAAATATTTAAATATTATTTATTTATTTATTTATTATCTTTATTATTATTATCTTCACTTGATTCACTTGGTAATGATTGTTCATCATGACAATCTTCAAATTTTTTCATTGTTTCTTTTATTTCACTATCTTCTTCTTCTTCAATATCATGATAAAAATTAAACATTTTTTGGTATGAAAATTTTATTAATATACCCGATTTTTTGAAATCTTCTTTTGTTGAATATATTTCATTTGTTTTTTCTATAGGGTTTTCATGTAATTCAATTATTTTTAATGCTGGTAATCTTTTAAGCCCTCTTATATTTGTTTTATCTTCTATTAAATTATATTGTAAATTTATTCTCCATAATTTTTGAAAGAATTCGGGATCTAATTCAATATATTTTATTTTACAATTTTCTAAATTTAATTCAGCTAAATTAGGCATATCGGGTTTAAAATCATTAATATCTATTTTTCTTGGTGCCATATAAAGTCTTGTTACAAATGGAAAGTGAATCAAGCTTAAATCATATATAAAATCTTCTTTAAATGCATTAGTTGCTTCTCTTAGATCTATAATTTCTTGTTTTTTTATTAGGGCCAAATTATATTTTCTATTAAATTCTTTATATGGCTTATTGTCTTCTTCATCAATTACTTCTCTTCCCTTTTTTCTTACTAATTGATTAAATTGTTTTTTTCCATATTCTTTTACTATATTATAGTATACTTTTGAATATACTTTTTTTCTTTCATTTTTAAAAAAGTATTGAATTTCTTTACCATGATCTGTTATTAAATCATATATATTTGGATATTCTTTTTTTATTACATCCCAGAAGGTATCTGCATCACCTATTATTTGAAAGAAATTAGCAACTACTAAATAGAAATCTATACTATCTTTTTTATCACAATATATGCATTCCCCGAATTCTTTTTGAAGCCATTTAGTATTGCATCCAGTACATTTAATTGGCCCTATTCCATATTTATTTATTTGTTCTTTTTGAGCTTTTGTATATTCTCTAGCTTGCATATATTGTACTGCATCATTATCTAGATTTCTATAATTATAATTATAATTTTGTATTAATTCTCTATATTCATATGTTTTTGTATAATATTCATATTTATTATTAACCCTCTTAAGTAATAGTTTTGATTTAAAATCTTTTTGAGGGATATCTATATACTTAACATATAGAGAATCTAATTTTTTTTCAATTTCTTCATCATTAGCTGCTTCTTCACTTTCTTCATTATTATTTTCATTATTATTTTCACTTTTTTCATCTTCTTCACCAGATATATCACTAATATCTATAAAATTATTATTATCATATTTTATTTTTTTATTATTATTTTTTAATTTTTTTGGCTCATTTTTAATATTTTTTTCTGGTTTTTCTTCTTTTTTAATAATTTTATCATAAATCCCAAAAATTGTATAGTTTGGGATAGAAATTATGAGAGCCATAAAAACAGAAAAAAACAACTTTTTATTAATTATAGGACCTTCTGGGCATCCTACTAGGTCATAAAAGCTTTGACATGACCCCTTTAAAGTTTCTTTTTCGTCTTCAGTAAACATAGTTTTATAGTCATTAGTAGCTTCCATAGTTTTATATAAAATTAAAAAATTTAATTTCTATTTATTTTTAATTAAAAATTTAAAATTTAATTTTAAATAAAAATGTCAAAAGTCATATTATTAATGAAAACATATATGTAACATAATTTGTTGTATAAACAAGATATTTTATTGTTTAAACAACATAATATGTTACATAAAAAGATACCAAAATATTATAATATTATTATGTCAATTTATGGTTACGCATAATTGACAGTTACAAAAATAAAAAATTATAATAATTATTTTGAGGTTATTCATGAACCTCTTAACTAATTTTGAATTAATTATTTTTAAAAAGTAGGGACAATACGTCAAGTTGACGTCATCCCAAAAATTAATAAAAAAAATAATTATTTTACCCCAAAAAACTATATAAGGGGGTATATTTTTTTTATATAATTTTTTAAAACTATGGAAGCTGTCTATTTTTTTAAAGTCGGTAGCACCGAGGCTACCGTTGCTATTTTTTATGGGGAGCGCCCCTATGCCTCTCTTGCCCCCCTTGACCCCCCAAGTATCCCAAAGTTAAGTAAGGGGGAGTGGAAGCTGCGTTGGGAGGACGGATTCCTCCATCTAAAAGTCCCCTCTTTGCCCGCAGGAGGGGAACAAATTTCCGTTTTTTTTTCTTCCGTCCCCGCCGACATGAGGGGCGTATTTGAGGATGTGGGCACCCTCCAGGGATTAAAAGTCCCTGGAGGGTTCAATACCCGAAATGTTACTGATATGAGAAAAATGTTTAAAGGATGCTCCTCATTAGAATTTTTACCAGATATTTCAGAATGGAATACAAATAATGTTACAGATATGGCTTATATGTTTTATGGATGTAATAAATTATCATCATTAACTGATTTATCAAAATGGGATACAAAAAATGTTATAGATATGGGTTATATGTTTAGTAATTGCTCCTCATTAGAAAAATTACCAAATATATCAAATTGGAATACAAAAAATGTTCAAAATATGGCAAATATGTTTGAAGGATGTTCTTCTTTAAAATCATTATCTGATATATCAAATTGGGATACTTCTTATGTTAATGATATGAGTTTTATGTTTAATAAATGCTCCTCATTAGAATATTTACCAAATATTTCAAAATGGGATACATCAAATGTTATAGATATGAAATATATGTTTTCAGAATGTTCATCATTAATAACTTTACCTGCTATTTCAAAATGGAGCACTTTTAATGTTACTAATATGTCTTATATGTTTAATGATTGTGAATCATTAGAATCATTATCTGATATATCTAAATGGAATATTATTAATGTTGCTGATATGAGTTGCATGTTTTATAATTGCTCATCATTAGAAATTTTGCCAAATATTTCAAAATGGGTTACTTATAGTGTTACTAATATGAGTGAAATGTTTTTTGGATGTTCATCATTAGAATTTTTACCTGATATTTCTAAATGGCATACAAATAATGTTACAAATATAAGTGGTATGTTTTCTGTATGTTCATCATTAAATGAATTGCCTGATATTTCTAAATGGAACACAAATAATGTTATTAATATGGAAAGTGTGTTTGCAAACACACTATTAAAAAAATTACCTGATATTTCTAAATGGAATACAAGTAAAGTAAAAGATATGTCTTATATGTTTAGTAATTGCTATTCATTAGAATCATTACCAGATATATCTAAATGGGACACAAAAAATGTTACAAATATGAGCTGTATGTTTAATGGATGTGAAAAATTATTATCATTACCTGAAATATCAAAATGGGATACAAAAAATGTAAAAGATATGAATAGTATGTTTTTTGATTGTAAATCATTATCATTATTACCTAATATACCAAAATGGAATACTAAAAATGTTGAAAATATGAGTAGTATGTTTTGGGGATGTTCATCATTAGCATTTTTACCTGATTTTTCAAAATGGGATTTAAATAAAATAAAAAAATTAGATAATATGTTTAAAGGATGTGAATCATTAACTTCTTTACCTGATATTTTAAGCTGGAATATGGATCCAGAAAAAAAAATCCCCGTTAATTCTTTTGGTAGGGATTGCATAAATGCCCTACTTTTGCCATTTTATATGTTAAAAAATGGCTATTCAATTATTCCTCTTTCGAGGAAAGAAAGAAAAAAAAGAGAAGAAGAAATAAGAAGAAGAAGAGGAGAAGAAACTGAAGAAGAAAGAAAGCAAAGAGAAGAAGAAGAAAGAAAGGAAAGAGAAGAAGAAGAAAGAAAGAGAAAAGAAGAAAAAGAAAAATATGAAGAAAAAAAGAAAAAAAATGAAGATTTAGATTTATAAAAAAAAATAAATAATTCAATTAAATAATTTTAATTAAAAATTTCAATTAAATAAAAATAAATTTCATTTAAATTAATTTATTTTATTTCCTTTTTTTTATTATCTTAATTACTTTTGGATTGGGTTTTGGCTTGGGTTTCGGGATTGGGTTCTTTTATCTTTTCCATTTTTTTATACTTTGAGTTTTAACTTAGCATATTTTTGTTTATTTTTTTATTTAATATAACATAAAAAAGTCGGGATACTTGGGTTAGAACCACCGTATGAAGACGATCGACTATGGAAGCTGTCTGAATGTAACCGGTGATACTAACCTAAGATCCCGATATTTTATAGTTTAATTAAATTAAATAATAAGATAATTTATACTTAAAATAAAAAGGTTTTAAATTTAAATTTAAATTTATTATAAATTAACTGAATTAATAAAAGATTGTATGGTTCTTATAATATGTTCAGGTTTTTTAATATTATAATTACCATTAATTACGCAATGTTTTTTGTTATATGTAGCAAACATCATTTCTTTTTCTAAATAATTAAGATATTCTAAGTCAATTTTTTGTTCTTCACTTCTATTTCTTGTTTTAATTCTTTTTAAACATTCAGTTGGTGGTGTATTTAAATAGATTATACCATCTATTTTAGGCATATCACCTAAGAAATATGATCTAATTTCTTCTAATATAGCTAATTCTTTAAGTTCTAATTTTTCAAATTTATATGATGCATTTTGAAATACCCAGTCAGAATAGATACTTCTTTCCATTATTATTATATCTGAATTAGATAATAATGCTTGTCTTAATGCACTTATTTTAGTAAACATTGAATATAATTCAAAAGTAAATGCCCATCTGGTTGGTATTGAATAAAATTCTTCTAAAAGATTATCTCCACTTACATTTTTCCATTTAGATACTGGTTCATATAAAATATATACATTTTCAAATGATTTTTCTAATAAATTAAGTAAAGTTGATTTTCCTGCACCTATATTACCTTCAATTACAAATATTTTTTTATATAATGGTTTCATGAAATAATATAAAATAAAATAATGAATACATGTTATATAGCAAAAAAAAATAATTAATTTAATTTTTTAATATAAAAAAAAGGGTTTATACAGACTTGAACTATAGATACCTGCCCCTCTCCCCAGAAAGTTAGATTTCTATAATTTTTAACCAAATCTGAACCCTAATATTTTACCCTTTTATCCCCTAAATACCACCACATCCCATCCACAATCCCATGCAAGTAACTCACAAAAATGAATGTAGTGTTAACGTAATTCATTTTTGTATTTGCAACGTGGGGAACGTTGCAAATGGGCCACGTATCGTGTGCAAATTTTAACGGATGGGTCGTAAATTTTTTTGTGTTAACAAAAAAATGTTAGACCCATCCGATGAATCTGTGTTTGCGTGAGCACCCAGAGTGGAATCGCAAACACGCTTTACATATGATTTAGATTATATATAAAAAAAATAGAAATTAAAAAAATTAAATTAATTATTTTTTTATAAAATAGTTATGCATATTTATATTTTGTTATATATATTGTAGTATCTATAAGCTCACCTAATGTATAATTTTTACCGCTAATAATATCATTTATATCTAGATATTCATATCCTTTAAGCAATTCATCTAATTTATTATCAATGAATTTAATTAATTGAAAATCTAATTTGATGCTTCTTTTTGATAAAAATATTTTTATATCTTCATCATGAAAACACATTTTATTTTGAAATATACTTCTATCATAGAAATAACCATTATCTTTAATTTTACCTGGTAACATTAATAAATTTTTAAATCTTGGAAAAAAATAATATCCATCTTTAGTTTGTGGTGCTTTTTTTATCATATCAACTAATTCAACTCTTGAGAACATATTTGATCTAATCATATAAAAATAATTAATTAATTTACTCTATATAAGAAAATTTGTAAAAATAATTTTAAATAAAATTAATAAAGATGAGAAGAAATCAACAAAAATTTCCTATACAACAACAAATTGGAAAACAACAAATTTTAGTACCAGCTAGTCCTAAAATTATGGAACAACAAATTCCTATACAACAAATTAATGTTCCTATTGAACAAGTATATAAAGAAGATAAAAAAATGGAAGAAGAAGAAGATATAAAATTAGATGAAAAAAAAGAAGATATAAATTTAGATGAATTAGAAAATACAAGTAAAAAAGTAAATTTAGATGAAAATAGTAATAAAAGTAAAAAAGAAAATACATATGATTTAGATGATACAATTATTAGAGATGTAACATTACCTAATAATATACATTTTCAATTAATATCTAATGTTAATGGTTATTTTATAGATATTAGAAAACATTATAAAGGATATCCAACTAAAAAAGGTATTAGAATGTTAGCATCTAAATTTGTTACTGCATCTAATTTACTTAAAAATGATTTACAAGAATTAATTCCATCTACTAAATAAATATCTTAATATAATATTCTATTAATTAATTAATTATTAAAAAGAACATTCTATTTTATAAAAATTAATTATTTTTTTTTTATTAATTATTTTAATAAATATGGCTACCATATAGGAAGAGGGTATGTTGACAAATTTATATGATACCCTTATAAATATAATCTACATGGGGGATTTATATTTTTGTATTGAGTATTAAATCCCTGATATAGATATCATATTAGTTTTTCATGATATTTTTAGTCAACCACCCCCCTACCCATTTTTGGAAGATATTTTTATAATTTAATAATATTATAAATATAATATATTAAGAAGAAATAAACATATATTTGAAGTTAATTTGAGTTGGGGATTACAAATATGTAATAATCCCCAGTTAATATAATGATGTTTCCTATATGATATTATTATATATTATTATATATTATTATATATTTATATATAATATATATATAAAATATTATATGTAAAAAAATATATACTTTAAAAAAATTGACTTAATTTTGAATACGGAGATAGGGGGTCTTGATAGGAATATATCATTTTATGGGGAAAATATCATCATAATCAACATATTTTAATTAGTTGAAAAGTATCAATCCCCATGTATTTTAATAATATTATTAAGATATGTATATTTTATATAGTAATATTATTAATTATTATTCAGCCATTTTTTTTATATATTTTTTAATTAATTAATTAATTAATGTCAGCCATATTGATTAAATTAATAAAAATAATTAATTAATTTTTATTAATTAATTTTAATAAATATGGCTACCATAAGTAAGATGGGTAGTAGATAAATTTATAAAGATATAATAATATTATTATATCCATGGGGGAATCTTATTTTGATGTTCTATGATGAATCCCTGATAAGGATATACTATTAATTTTTAATGAATTTTTTAGTCAACCAGCCCCCTTCCTAGGTTGATTTACATAGAAAATATAATTATTATAGAAGATATTTTATATTATTAATAATATAATAATAATAATAAAAATAAAAGGAAATATGTTAATATTTGTATGTTATTAATGCTGGGGATTAATAATTTAGATTAATTTTAATATTATTAAGATATATATATAATATATATATAATAATATATATATATAAATATATATATATATATATATAAAATATTATATGTAAAAAAATACATACTTTAAAAAAATTGACTCAATTTTGAATACGGAGATAGGGGGTCTTGATAGGAATATATCATCATATAGGGATTATATCATCAAATTAAGCATTTTTTATTGAGTTGATAAATATCAATCCCCGTTTTTGTTTTATATATTATTAAGATATGTATTTTATAATAAAAATATTATTAATTTAATTAATTAATTTTTAATTAATTAATTAATTTTTATAATATTTTTTAAAAATTAGTATAGAGATGGGGATTGATTAAAAAGTGGTGGGGATTGTGTTAATCCCCAATCCCCACAATCCCCACCAATCCCCATACCCAATCCCCATATTAAAAAATAATTAATTTAAATTATTTTCAATATAAATAAAAATTAATTAATTTAATTTTATATAAAATGGTTAAAACTCAAAATATTAATAAAAATGATGATAAAAAAAAGTTAATTAAAAAAAATGATATTTTACATTCATTTGCTATATTTCCTAATTTATGTATTAATTTAGTTAAAAAAAGTAATAATTATGAATTAGAATTATTATCATCATGTATGCATTGTCATCGTAAAAAAAGAATATCATTTCATGCTAAAGATTATATAGATACTATGAATAAATTTGTTAATTTATCACAAACATTAATGACTGAAGAGAAAGATGAAAATGAAAATGAAAATGGTTTAGAAGATGAAAAAGAGAAATCAATTAAATCTTTTGAAACACCTAAAGAATTAGATCAACCTTGTAGTGATATAGCATCTAAAATTGAAAAATCTGATAATATGGAAACCCCTAAACCTGAGTAATTATTATATA